CCGTTTCGTGGTGATATATCTATACGGGTAACCAAGGTTCCCCCGTACGCCCCCTCCTTTCCGTGTGTACCATAATACAGGCCAAGTGGCATTATCCCACTCATATCCCGTTTCGTGGTGATATATCATATTGTAAAGCAATACAATATGTTATGGGTATAGGGTAATACAATATGTTATGGGTATAGGGTAATACAATAGATATCAGGTTCTCCATTTCATAAAATAAAAAGTAGAAAGGAAATACAAATGATAGTAAGGTATCATGTAAGAAGCCTTCCAAAGAACTTTACAAATGCTGATTTTGAGAACCTGGAACACAAATATTTGTAGGGAAAAAGCGTGAGATTTATATATGTGAGGTTCTCCAAATACAAAAATAAAAAGGAAATAAGACACAAACAATGATTGTAAAGAACATCCGGAAGACAATCCAAAAGACTTTACAAAATCAGGATGAGAGAACATACAAAGAATTGTTTACAAATAAATACACACAAAATGAATATATATACAAGGTTCTCAACAATGATGATAATGACAACAGCATAATGGTGTGGTATTATACGTAATAAATCGATATCCGCACGAATAAATACCATCCTACTCATTTACCGACAAAATGTATATAGTGTTATATGGGGACCATTACGCAAGATACATAGAAATAGGCTATTCAAGTGGATAAAAGGGGGCTCGGGTTGGGTGTCGTGGTAATCACGGAGTACCATAAAAATACAGCACCCCCCCACGACAGTCACAGTCGCCAGATACACTCCCAATATATCAGGTCATTGTTAGAGTATTTTTTCTATGGAACCTTCAAAAATACTCCAGGTTCTCCAATAGAACAAATATAAGTGTATTTTATAATGACGGCATACGACGTAGTCGTAGACAACAAACATATATACAATTTCGAATACAATGTATTACGTGGTTTTAGCATACTGACAAAACTGCTTGTAATATTCTTTATCATTGGACTCTTCCAAGAAAATCCAGTATATTTGACTCAAGTATTAATGATAGTAAAAATATTACTGGGAGTGTTTTTAGTGTATCGTTTTAACAAATGGCGAAAACACAAAGTGACATTCACAGAATTGGATAGAAGGGCTGCGAATTCAGCAGGTCAATATATAATATTATTAGCCATATTGGATTATGTTCAGGTATATATTAAAGATATACGTGCCGTCGTAACTCCTTATACATTGCCATTTATCGCAAACATAAAAGAAGCATCAGGAAAGATAATATATAATGTATAATGAGTTCTCAAGACATCACAGATATCTCGGACAACATCATCACAGACATCTCGGACAACACCATAATTGACATGTCGGACAACACCATAATTGACATGTCGGACAACACCATAATTGACATCTCATACAACATCATCACAGACATCTCGGACAACACCATAATTGACATGTCGGACAACACCATAATTGACATGTCGGACAACATCATCACAGATATCTCGGACAACATCATCACAGACATCTCGGACAACATCATCACAGACATCTCGGACAACATCATCACAGTCATCTCAGACAACATCATCACAGTCATCTCAGACAACATCATCACAGAACCACCCGTACCACTACCTCCCGTAACGTTAGAAGACATATCAAACAACACAAATTTCCAAATGAATATTAGTAATATTCAAGTTCTCCCCACACCCTACATAATTTGTGATATTAATCAAACGACGCCGGTTGTTGTGGAACGAAGCCCTACAGACCAATGTATTGTTTTATATGATGTAGTGAATCTCGTAAACTGGCAATATGTAGGAAATTACCGAGACAAACAGATAGAAATTACAGGTTCAACACAATTGGGACCACCCGACATCGAGGACTTTGTAGAATATCAAAAATTATCCAAAGAAGAAGTAATAATGTGGGTAATACCGCAAATAAATACAGACGATTACCAGCAAAACATCATACATCAAATATACCTACAGTATTTCCCACCCCAAACAAGTGCGCCATTATTACCATGGATTTGATGAACAAAGATCATCTGAGAACTTAGCCTCTATTCTGGCCGGATTGTTTTTCATAACAATATGACCAGAATAAAGCCTACCCAGAATAGAGATTAGATCAGAGAAGCGTAGCTTCTCAACAACTAACTTCGTAGGACAAAGTCCAGAGAAGTTTAGTTACGTCTGGTTCTCCGACCACGTCGTCTGGAATTTAATATTCGAGACAAAATAAACACATCACGTAAAAACTCGTAAAAAGTAAGCTTAAAATTCCCATCAAGTATGTTCTCAATAAGAACTTCTTTTTTAGTTGATTTCGTAACAGATATTCGTCGGTAGCGGTTACGTTCAAAATTCACACGATACCTCAAAAAAACTTGATAAGAATAATTTGTTAAATCAACCTTGCGCCATTGTTTTAATAAAGCAACTACATCGTCACGAGCAGTAGGAAAAAAACGATTCATAATAGATATCTCTCGTACAGATTTCAATACATCTTCTCCAACATAAGAAGAAATAATACATATCAATTCTGTAGGTAACATAGAAACATTCCACACCCTCGCGGGTTCTCCTTTGACAACAAATTTCGGAGTGCCAATCGGAATATGTTTATAGAATTTTTCATCAGAAAAACAAATGGGTCCGTAGCCAAACTTCTCAGATGACCTTTGGTCATGTTCGAAGTTAGTTGTTGAGAGATTCGCTCTCTGACCAAACTTCTCAGATGACCTTTGGTCATGTTCGAAGTTAGTAATTTTTTCAACACCAACCTGCTGAGAGGTGTACGAAGAATCAACATTTTTCGAAAAATATGACAAATGAGGCGCACAAAATTCCACGGCACGCATATTCAAATCATCCATCAATTTGTATTTTTGTAGGTTCTCCAATTTCGATTTCAGACCTTCCATATTTTCCCGTAACGTACGGTAACGTTTTACCTTTTCATAGGCGGATTCGGCAATATATTCATAATATTGTATTTGTTGTCGTAATTTATCAACAAAATTATCTTGTAAGGTAAACAAACAACTTCGGACTTTGTCCTTCGTTGTTAGGAGATATTTCTCCGCTGTCGCTACGGAAACATCCTCCAACTCAGGTATATTTGCCTCAAACAACTCCACAAGGGTGGAGACCCCAGAGGGGTCTCTAACCGGACTTGTGGAGTTGTTTGAGTACTCAATATCAGATTTATCATGAGATGTATCTGATCTCCGAAGGAGATGAATATTATCCAGTATATCATTTTTATAAAATGACAAACAACTACGTGTTTTTAAAATATCACGAATTTTCTGTTTATTAAGAGAAACAAACACTTCAGGAAAATCTTCTAACTTCTCTTCACTGGTTGTAGATTTTTCGCACACCTCTCCACAGGTTGGTGCCGAAAATGGTCGAAGTTCAGATAAGTTTTCTACAGAAACGGAATCATCGTACAAAAAAACACGAAGTTCTCCACAAAAACAGTCCAACCAAAGTCCCTTGTTAGAACAGTGTTGCATATATCGAAATAATTTGTTATATTCCATCAAAGCACATTGTAGATATCTATCGTGGGAATAAAAAGAACTCGCAAAAAAAGGGGTATCAGCACCAACATTATGTAAGGAATGCAAACCGGCTTCAAGAGTTAGGTTATGACCTAAAGCGGCATCAATAGTTAGATTGGGGTCCAACATAACTCCCATAATCAAATCACGTTGATAGTTGGGCATATAACGCATTAAAATATCATTAAACCAACAAGAATTCGAGATAATATAATACAACAATTGTAACACGTCTACACGAGTGGGGAATTCGGAAAATCCCATGGCACGTAAAATAGCTTCTTTATTTGGAAAAACTCCATTAGCAACGTCCATAGAATGAGAGTATAATAAATATATGTAATATTTATTATATAGTATTATGGTTATTTGTAGATTTCCGACACCACAAGGGTAGAGACTCCTCAACATCCCGAAGGGATGTAAGGTGGGAGACACATTTGGTGTCTCTTACCAGAATAGAGATTAACGGAGGTGTGCGGAAAATTCTAATTGGAATCATATCCCGTACTTTCATTATCACTGTTATATGGTAATACAGAAAAATAATCCATATAATATGTTTCATTACCGGAGTTGTCAAACAACTCCACAAGGGTGGAGACCCCAGAGGAGTCTCTAACCGGACTTCGTCCTTCGGTGCCAGATGAATTTGAATTAAGAGAATGGTCAGGAGACTGTAAGTCTCCAACAACAAAATCTGAATGTGTAGATTCTTCGTACACCGAAGGTGTCGAAGAAGTTACTAACAACGAAGGACGAAGTCCGGTTAGAGACCCCTCTGGGATCTCCACCCTTGTGGAGTTGTTTGGTCCCAATCTAACTCCAGAGGTAGCTGCGCTACTGCTCAGCGAGGAGGAGTTTGAAGAAGTCACTGGAGAATTTTGGAACACAACAGATTCGGTAACAGAATCATCATCCGAACTCTCGGATTCAATAACACTTATTTCATCATTTTTTTGTAATATTACCTTAGTAGTAAACATTTCGTCCGCTCTTTGAACGGTAAATATTTCGTGTCTATCGTTAAAAGAAGAAGTCAATACACGATTTTGTGAATCCAAATCAAAAGGATTGCCATGATTTTGATATGACGTATTTATTTGTTTCCTACCAAATTTTGGATTGAATTTCATGAATCGCTGTACCTCATTCTTAAGAATTGTTTTGGCAATTGTCTTTTTCTCAGTACCGCGAATATGGTCATGAAACAACAAATACAAGTACAAATATGGACGCATAACATCAACTAGCACATCTCTTGGAAAATCCGGATGTATATCAATAGAAATCCTTACCGTACTAGTGATAATTCTGGCACCATTTCCGCGTGTTTTGGGTATCCTGGTACGACGTACAATATTGTGGTTTCCTCTAAAAAAAATCCGAATCATAAACATGACTTCGGAATACAAAATGGTATGTGGACTATTCAAGACATAATTTTTGATGGAAAGATTGCGCAATTTGGTTTCATTATCAATGAGGAAATTATCCAATTCAAAATGACACAAAAAACATTCAGTGAACAAAGGTGGTGTAATTAACCGCGACTCAACTACCCGAAAATAGATATTATACATATCGGTTTTGGTAAATGAAACATTTGTGTAAGGATTCTTAGGAAAACGGGGCTCGGCAAAAAAATCTTGAGCATTCATCAACGCCGCCATGGTTAAATTCAAAATATCGGGAACGGTAAACAAATACTTACACCCATTTTGAACAATCGTAAAGGCCTTCATAGGGTCAATCGGGTTCAAACACAAGTCGGTATCAATTTTGATTTTTGTATTTTTTAAGCGACAAATATGTAGAAATCTTTTCAAAGCAAAATAACTTCGCTGTGTTTTTTCAATAATAACAAAAATTTCCTCTTTCAAATGATCCGACAAAAAAGAATTCATAATAACTGCCTTAAATGCCACATTATATTTGTGATGTACCCATTGTTCCATTTTTTGTGATGTTCTGCCTTGAAAAACGGAATCAAATATATTTGAACTGTAGTTCTTTTGAAAAGAATACAATCCGGAAATGATAAAATAAATTTGAAATACGATTTGATTATCATTATTTTCTGTTATTTTATCTGTCCAAACTCCGGAGCAAAATGTAAACGTTTCAGTGGGTAAAATGATTGATGGGGTTTTCGCATGTATCTGTAGCAATTTGTAATACGTTAACATTGAAAATATACTATTCTATTTATATTATGAAGAAGTCTTTAAGCTATAATGTCAATAGTTTTTTTTACCACGACACTCATCCTTGTAAGGAATAAGAGCAGCATCATTATGTGGTCCCAACTTAACTTCAGAGGTAGCTTCGCTACTGCTGCTGCTTCGGTCAAACAACTCCACAAGGGTGGAGACCCCAGAGGGGTCTCTAACCGGACTTCGTCCTTCGTTGTTAGTAACTTCTTCGACAAACAACTCCACAAGGGTGGAGACCCCAGAGGGGTCTCTAACCGGTCTTCGACCTTCGTTGTTAGTAATTTTTCCGACACCAAAGGTGTGCGGAAAATCTACACCTTCGGTGTACAAAGAATCTACAAACTCCAGAGGTAGCTTCGCTTCTGCTGCTTCGGTCAGAGAAGCTTCGCTTCTCAATAAATAGCGAGGAGGAGTTTGACCGTAAATACGCAAAATAGTAGAAACAATGGGACTGCGTTCAATGTCTTCTGCATCCATATCACAAAGAGCAATACCCGTAGCCATTGTGGAATTTTTCATCATAGCTGCCCGTACCTTGCCCACCATCACGGCCAGACCATTATCCACACCCCTATCACTTTGATTCAAGTCCCCATTGACTACCATTTTAGACCCATAACCAATACGTGTAGCAGCCATCAACATTTGCGCCGGGCTACTGTTCTGCATTTCATCGGCCAAAATAAAACAACGCTTAAAGGTTCTCCCTCGCATAAAAGCCAAGGGCGCAATTTCAATCATTCCCGAATTCAACATAGCATCAATGTCTTTTTGTGAGTAATACTCCAAAAAAATATCAAAAATCGGTCGTGTCCATGGATCCATTTTACTTTTAATGTTACCAGGTAAAAACCCCAGTTCCTCTTCAACAGTAACAAGAGGCCGTGTAATGACGATTCGGTCATATTCTCCCGAGCGTAAGCCTTGAATAGCAGTCAAACACGCAAACAGTGTTTTCCCCGTTCCCGCAGGACCCAAAACAAAGACTAACGGTATATCCATATTTTCCAAGGCACGTACAAATGCTTGTTGGTTCTCCGATTTGGGTGTATATTTTGGAACCATACCTCGTCCCTCGCCACCCTTCTTTAGTTTCATACCCAGTGACATGTCAAACTCTCTCGGTAGCGAAGCTACCTTTGGATTTAGATTGGGACCGAATGTACGTTTACTTTTACCATTTTTCGGAGTTTGATGAACCAAATATCTACATACAGGACGTACCATAAATTTTGTAACAACAAAGGATGTTGTAGAAACAATCAAAGAAGAAAGAACCAAGGGTTTGATAAGCAACATGTATTATTTACATTAAAAAAACAAAAAATATATTTATAAATTACACACAAACAACAAAACAACTAACTATTATTTTTACATTTTCTTGCTTATTCATCATCATCACTATCATCTGCCCATGAACCTGGAGCACTATACTTACTGCGCACAAAGACTTTTCGTAAATCCACATTGATATCACAAGAGGAACCAGAAACAGACGAAATACAGGAAGCATCGTCAGGTACCTCAAACAACTTCTGTCTTCGACCTTCGTTGTTAGTAATTTTTTCGACACCAACCTGCGGAGAGGTGTGCGAAAATTCTACAACATTGCGCATAGGTGTCTTAAGAATCGCCATCAAAGCCATCGCATAGGTCTTGTTGGAAACTTCATTGACAGACTCCATAGGAGTTAGGTTGGGACCAGACTCCAGAGGAGTTAGGTTGGGACCAGACTCCTCTGGAGAAATATAATGACCCGAACCGGACAAGCAAGGGAAAACTTCGGATGAAGTATCTGTAACATCCACAGTGTCCATATCGTCTTCATCATCCGAATACAACAATGAAAACCCATTGGACGAGCAACATGACTGTTCATCATAACAAACTCCTCTGGAGTTAGGTTGGGACCATTTTCTCTTATTTATTTGTTTTTTCAAAGGAGCATCGCACACGTTTTCGCCCGACTTCACCTTGTCCAACTTCGGACACTTGGACACCGTATGACCTCTCGCAAAGCAGAAACGGCATTCCAGTGCCAACAAAGTAGGGCAGACAATGCGACTGTTGGGGTCACGTGTCTCGCGTACAAAATGACTATCATACATCTCTTCCGTCTTACCTGTATCAAAACAAATCTTACAGAAAGGTTTGAGTTGCTGAGAACGATTCAAAGAGGAACCTTTTGGTCTTCTGACCTCATTCATCTTCTGTGTTCTCATAAAAACAGTAGTAGGAGCCATTATTACAGTTTGATAAATGTAGTTAACAGTTAAAATATTTTACGGTAGCGTAGCAACGAGTTATTTGATATCAATGTTCTCAGAATTGCTCAAAAAGAATCAATTTTATAATTATCTGTAAATAAATATGTTGAATATATAACATGGATTCCACAGGAAAATACGACACAATCATAATAGGAGCAGGCATTGCCGGATTATACGCAGCATATAAAATAAAAAAACAGGACCCACAACACAATCTCATTATTTTAGAACGTGAAAACCACATTGGAGGACGCATGGGAACCGTGAATTTTCATGGCACACAAATCGCCATAGGTGCGGGAGTAGGAAGAAAACGCAAAGACAAATTGTTACAGAAACTGCTCCAAGAATTACGAATTCCCACACATGAATTCAAAACCAGCACCAATTACGCAGAAACATTAGAACCATGCGATGTGAAACGTACATTTGAATACCTCAAAGAAACATATGAAAAACAAAAAACCCCAAAAAACATAAACTTCCAAGAATTCGCCACAAAAATACTTGGAAAACAGCAATACGAACATTTCATCACCTGCGCCGGATTCACCGACTACGAGAACGAAGCCGCCCATAATACATTCACAAATTACGGATTCAATGACAATTATCAGCAAGCATGGACCGCAATTGGTATCCCTTGGCAAAAATTATTACAATCCCTTCAAAATTACATCGGGAGAACCCACATACATACCAATCAAACTGTGACAAAAATTCATCAAATTAACGACAAAGGAAGGGTTGAGACACCAAATGTGTCTCTTACCGAAGAACTTTGGCAAGTCCACACCAATAACAACGAAAAATATCAAACCACAAGATTAATTGTAGCTACCACCATCGATACCGTTCACCGTCTCATTCCGGAAAGTAAAAACCCCACTAACCCACTAAGTACCATTGAAGGTCAGCCGTTTCTCCGTATATACGGAAAATTCACCAAGGAATCTAACAAAATCATACAGCAGTATGTCACCACCACCATGATCGTACCAGGACCCATACATAAATTAATACCCATCAACCCCAAACAAGGTATATATATGATTGTTTATACAGATAACAAAGGAGCCAAATTCCTAAAAAAATATACCGCCAACACGCCACAAAATCGTAAATCATTGTGTAAATATCTCCAAGAAGCATTAGGTATAACAGAGCATTTAGTACTAGAAGACATCCGTAGTTTTTATTGGCCTATTGGAACCCATTATTATACACAAAATAACCAAGAGAACATACCACAAAATCCCAAACCCAATCTATTTATTGTAGGTGAAATGATCAGTCACAATCAAGGATGGGTAGAAGGCGCTCTAGAAAGCGTGAATAACATAAAAATATAAATGTAATATATACAAAACAATGCCTGCTTTCGACAAAAACCTTCAAACCCTCCTGGGAATCATGATATTTTATTCCCTCATCACCTTTTTCATCTTCCCTTTCATCGGATTTTATCTCGCCCAAGCCAACGGAGTATTCTACGGAATGATTGTAGGAGCCATCGCATCTCTCTATTTATGGAAGACGTACGGTTCCAAAATGGTAAAACTATAAATTTTATTCGGGAACTAATTACTACAAAAGTGTAGTGAGTTTCTTCAGAATACCTTCGTTTTCCAAGGGTTCAACGAAATTAATAACTCTCATCGAATGTTGAATACCAGAGACATTCGTTGTAGGTTCCTCAAGATCTCCCACCAACCTAACAACATAATTTTCCTCTAAACTGTATCCAATATCTCCCAAAAGTCGAACCACTTTGGCATGATCCGCTTCGACCCCACTTCCAATGGTGGACTCGAATCCCTCTTGAATAATCAACCACGGAAAATAAGACCAAGACCGTCCCATCGTCTGTAGTCGCGTCGTCATCCAATCCGCCCCCCATAATTCGCCAGAAAACATTCCCAACAACCGTTTAGCACCTTCCAAAGAAAGCACATACCCACCAGTCAGATATTGGTCAGTAACCAGGGTCCATTGATAAGCCGGTGTAATCGCTTCAGAAGCATTCAAAAATATCGCGTCCCACTCCCCCACATCAACAATCATTTCAGACAACTTCGAAAACCACTGGTGGTCAAACATGGCATCGTCTTCCAAAATGAGCGCATAAGGAAGGTTCTCTGAAACCATGTGTCGCCAAATATAAAAGTGTGATTGCGCACAAGCCCGTTGACCCGGGTTCATGTAGTCGGCAAACTTCTCGGTCAAATTATCGGGAGTCGACGCAATCCATCGAACAACATTCATATTATGTTCTCGAAACCGAGAACACATGTGCGACCAACGTTCAGGTGCGGAATCCAAGGAAATACAAAACGTATTATTAATATCAAAATGAAAGGATTGTTTTACGGAGGCCATTATAATAAATACTGTAAAAAAAATATATTTATTATATTTTATTCAATATAGTTCAAACAACTCCACAAGGGTGGAGACCCCAGAGGGGTCTCTAACCGGACTTCGTCCTTCGTTGTTAGTAACTTCTTCGACAAACAACTCCACAAGGGTGGAGACCCCAGAGGGGTCTCTAACCGGTCTTCGACCTTCGTTGTTAGTAATTTTTCCGACACCAAAGGTGTGCGGAAAATCTACACCTTCGGTGTACGAATAATCTACAAACAACTACAGTAGCGAAGCTACCTTTGAAGTTAGGTTGGGACCAACTCCCTAGAAAGCCGTGTAATTATTTGTCGAAAATGTCGTGATGATTCTTGTATTTGTATTTTTTTACCAACATTATTTTGTTTCCAACGTTCCACTAAAAGCGCAAACACCCATCCATATTTGGACGTTTCCCTGGGACACCATTTGGCAGCCAAAGACAAATGAATACGAGCACAAGGCCGTTTCAAAAGCGGTTCCCTAGGACGCTTCCACCCACCGTTTTCATTTTCACCCTCGTATTTTTCTCCTATCCCGAAGAATTGCCGTCGGTTCTCCAAATATGCATCCATGGTCCGCCCCCATAACAAAGAATCATCCAACAATTGCTGTAACATAATGTCGAGAATGGCATCACGAAATATTGTAGCATGTTCATGAGTATTTTCCCGTAAATACCCACACATATATTTGACATCGGACCAGCACCCAACACCACCAACAAATCGATAAAAAATACGCAAAGCCCATTCAGGAAAAAGCTGGTACCATGTCCACAATAAAGCATAGGATACATCACGTTCTCCAAATTCACCGTTCACATCCCGCACCCGCACAATAAAATCGGCCAACGCATCTACCTCGTCCAACGACCCTCCAGGAACCCAGGCATACATGGCGTCCAGAATAGCCTTTTCAAAGAGCCCACATAAATCACATATTTGTTGTTTTGTAACACTACCTGTATCATCACCATGTTCTCGAAAATACCGAATTTGGAGAACACGGTTCTCGATGATACGTAAAATAGAATCCACGGGCATTACGGAGAGAGTAAATATGAAGGATAATAATATTCATCGTCAAGTATCTATGTTTTTTACAGAAATATGTTTACGAGTAAACAACTTCGGACTGCGTCCTCCGTTGTTAGAAGATTTTTCGACACCAACCTGCGGAGAGGTGTACGAAAAATCTTCAAACCTAACAGGTCTTTGACCGCTTAGCTCCTGAAAATCATCACCTCTCGACATGACATGAGAAACATTTTTTTTAGTAAGACGCGAACTCAAATGATTTCCTTTGTTGTTAGTTGTATTAGGTGGCCATCTTTGGTGGCCACTATGAGAGAGCTTCTCTCTTTGACCAACAGTATTCCTACCTACAAATACGGGATTTTTTTTCAATACAACACGTTTTTTAGTAGTATTATGTGATATTTCTTTCAGGTTCTCGTAAGGACCCGTTTTCAAAATGGATTTGGGTTCAGGTACGCGTTTAAGTGGCACCTCCTGAAAATAAAAATACAGAGCATTCACCGAATGAAAAATGAAAATAGAAGGAGGAATAAGAATGTCTTCAGTAGCAGGTAAAACACGGAAAAAACTGCGGGGTTCCTCGTTGTGCACAAATCCTTGAACGTGTTCGGCTTCTAAATCAACGTTATACAAACAAACTTCCCTAAAAATATATTTGGTATTTGCTGTAACATATCTCTTGGCTTGAACTAGTTGGAGAACCTTGGAAAAAGGAATACGAAATTCTGTGGTTTCTTCGAAACTCTTATCATCAATATCCTCAACCACAATCTTGTCAATATAATGTTGTTGATTAACAAAAATAAACACCCCACGAATGGATTTCATAGGTTCTCGAACAGGATTTTGTTGAATATTAAGAATACGTTGTTCATCATCCATCCAATTGCGTAGACCCGTAGGTTTCTGTAATTCTATCTCATCTTCCATTACTTATTAGTAACATGTAAAAAAATAAATAATAACGAGAACCAATATAAAGCGAAATCTCAAGTATATATGTCTCAATACAGCAAATAAAACTGTGGACAAAACTTCTCCGATGACCTCTACACAAACAATGTCCACAATAAAAACATAAAAATCATAAAACACCATGTTTATCTTTCTTGAGACAGCCTACTAGAATATTTTCCCTGTGAACCAGGGAAAATATTTATTTACTATAATTGTGTGATGACCCAAAACCAAGGCAAATCATAAACAAATTTGACGGTCTGTCCGGACGATAAATTGTTGCGTATACCAATCGTTTTAGGTTCCGTATTCCATCGTATACGTATATAGACGCGTTTATATCCGGGCTGATATTTATAAGGAACCTCCGTTAATTTATGTATGTAGCCAATATTCAAAAGACAAAGTTTTTTAAAAATGAATTCACGCTTAATACGTTCATCCACAATAGAAATACATATAGTATCCGTTGTCGAATCTCCGTGAGATACAGAACCAAAAAGGGTAGACGAAGACTGAGTTTTCGGTTCTAACAACGGAGGACAAAGACCGGTTGGAGACCCCAAAGGGGTCTCCACCCTTGTGGAGTTGTTTGTAGTAAAACGTTTACTAAGCTGTTCTGAAACGGATACAGTGTTTTCAGGATAATTTGTGATCATATTCAACATATTTTTTAAACTTCAGATTACCACAACACCACCTAGTTATTTATTATTTTCAATTTTTCTTTTCGGTCGGTATAATTCGTGAAGAAAACATTTGTCGGAAAAACCCCACAAAATCACATAAATGAAGACAGCGATACAACATGTCCAATGGAAATAGTTTGAGACCGTGCCCACGTTTTTGATGTTTATTTCCAGTAAAACACAAGATATCAAAGACCAGCATAATAGTTTCTTCATCCTTCGTCATTTCTAAACGGTCAATACGCGTTTTTCCCACGTATTGGTAACGATTGTAATTTCCATTCTCATACACATCAAAAGCATTCATATGAGGATGATTTTTCACCATACCTATCCCCATGATTCGATTGATATCATTGTTCATCTCTAACACAAATATAGGCGCATCCACGGGTACCATGGATGTAATCATGGTAGGCGCACAATAAATACACCCAAATTTAGCATGTTGTCGTCGAAACGCTTGGTTCTCAGACCAAGTACGATCATTGAAACGGGAAGTTACAATAAATTGTTTCAACCCCCGAGTATATTCACTCACAGCAAGTCTTTCCAAACGTTCTTGTGTTGCGGTCATTGTACGTATATTTTATGTTTTGGAGAACCAAATCATAAAAATAAAAATGATTCAATTTTACAGGAACCAATGGTTCACGTATTAGCCTCTATTCTGACCGGATTGTTTTTCATAATCGAACATAGTTCGATTATGCTAACAATATGACCAGAATAAAGCCTATCCAATTCTGGGTTAGGTTGCCTCAACAGAATAGAGATTATGTTTTCTGCTGCTGATAAAGTTGCTCGCATAAAATCGAAAACGACCAATTCGCCCCATTCAAATCCACGATTTCACCACGATCATTAATCAACGACACAGTCATACGGTGAATATTAACTGGCCCAAAATACAAACGATCCTGATTCTGTAATGTACCACTGTAATCCACATAGACGGTATTCGGTGCCATACCCGCCGTTTTCAGTGGAATTAACGCAAACACGTCTTGCGCAAACGGTCCGTTCGAATAATACCGCGTATTTTTCTTCTGTTTCAATGCAATCGCTTGACTATTTTGAGTGGCATTAAACACATTGTTTGTGGTTTGATCAATAACAGCCTGAGCAGAATACAATTGATTTTGTGTCAAATTCCTACGTACATTTATCACATCATAACTACTCGATGTACTATCAGTATTCGTACTGGGAACAAGCATCTGACCAGAACTCGTCGGATTACATTTCAACAAAGCGCGATTGGCATACGACGGCAAAGGCAAATCATTTTCTTGTTGAGTAGTCGTGACCAATCCGTCATTCATATGGTTCTGATTGTAATCATCCAACGTAATCATAAAATAATTGTAAATGTTGACACTGACCGCCGTATCGCCCTGTATAGTTAATACCAAAGACCCCGAACCAGTACCCCCATTCAACAACAAATAAAGAGGATAATCCGTATAATTACGGAACCCCAAAATCCAACCCAGAGTAGTATCCCAAGAAACATTTTGTAACGTACTTTTTCCGGATATACATGTGGAAAAACTAAACGGATCATAAAAAACCAGAGCATAATCTGAGGCATTAAAAATCTTATTAATGTTCAATCGGAAATAGGAGTGATTGATAGAAACGGAAGCATTCAAAAACGAACCCAAACACAAATTTTCAATCGTACCCGTATACGGATTAGTAACAGTAGCAGTAGCTAATTGCTGATTTATAATTTGTTTAAGAGTAACAAAAGAATACGAGCCGTCCGGAATAGTAATAGTTACAGAATAATCTCTGGCAAGTCCGTCCACCCCCAACTGCGGTTCAACTACAAACGTATTATTCGCATAGGTATCCCCCAAAATGATCAACGTATTCGACAAATCCGTACCTTGATCCGGTATAGGATATTTCCCAATGATTTGCGAATAATTGACATTCGCAACCGTATTGTATGCCGAATTACTCAAATCAAAACTGGGCTGCCAAACCGCCAAATATTTCCACCAAGCATTGTTTGCGGATTGAAACACCCCCGAATTGTTGGAAGGGTCCGCAAAAACCACATTGTAATTTTGCTGTTTCAATGTTTTCAAAACAGAAATGGTAAATGTCACGTTAACCACTCCCCCCGACGTCAAAAATGTGACATACGATCCGGCCAGCACATAATTGTTTCTATTGTATGGATCACGATACTCATTCAACAACGCATTGATATAAACCTGTAGCGCACCCAAACTCGCAAAATTGGTGGTAGTAGGAACAAGTACATCCACAGGTGAAAATTTATTACCAGAATTGGGATTAGGATAGATTTTAAGTAATGACGAACCCGCTGTCAATGTATACGTCCCCGAAGGATTCACAGGAAACGAGCCCGTGAGAACCAACAACCCCAATGCATCCGAACGTACATTATAAATACTGTTGGTAAGTAACCCATTATCAAAAGGCGCATTCCACGAAACATTCGCTACATATCCCTGACCCGTCTGCCATACACGACCATCCACTGAATAAGCCACACTATTTCCCGCAAACCCCGATTCACCCACCGCAATCCACACCCTACCATTCCACACCACATTGTGAATACCACGATTAAAGGTGGAACTGGCACTACCAGAACCCATAAAAGATTCCCCGCTCCAATTCACCCCATCCGAAGAAGTAACTGCCACATTCCGCCCCCTTCCAACCGCCAACCAGGAATTCCCGTTCCATTGGACCGCCTCGCCCCATCCGTATTTGAACAAGTCCGCATTACCCGACACCCACACGTTACCGTCACTAGAATAAGCCAATGAATTTCCGGTAGGAGAATACCCGGTCGCTACCCAAACATTACCATTGCATGATATACCAAAACCGATACCATTCCCTCGAACCACATAGGGATTATTGCTGGTAACATAAGTACCAAATCCCGACCAAATGTCCCCGAAAGGGTTGTTGTTGGCCCGTCGCCAATAATTACCGTCAGAAGAATAAAAAATAGTAGCTAACGAATTGTTACTAATATCGGCACCAACCACCACCCATGAATTAAAACTGCTATCGTAATGTATGTCGTTGGCCACGCCACTCACATCGAACCCACTGCTATAAACGGGAAACCAATCAACACCATCGTAAGAATAGGCAATGGCATCAGCACTTGCACTTCCATTGGTGGCCGGTTGCCCGACTGCGACAAATTTGGCACCGTTCCAAACAACACGATTACCCGCAGAAAAAATCGACGTAGCACTGGGAATACCACTCCATGTTTTCCCCAAATCAACAGAATAAGCAATGGTATTTCCACCTTGACCAACGGCCACAGCCAAATTTTGCGCTGTAAATTTCAAATCACGTACTGTAAACGTGACCGTGGAATTCAAGACCGTCCAAGTACCGCCAACACCCTTGTACGACAAAACGCTCGCACTGTTTTGGAAGGCCAAATTCCATTCAGTCGCTCCATAAACAGCATCCAAGGCGGGAATAGACGTAATCGCCGTACCATTATTGGAAAACACGTTATTCGAAGCGTCAAACACATAATCCGCACCATTGTCATTGCCCGTATAGGTCAAAATATTGCTGTTAAAATCCGCAGCATTAAAATCGTAGAACACTTTGACAATTTTTTTCATATCCACCCCAAAGAACCCGTCAAACGTACGTGTAACACCTTGCGTATCCACAACCGTGATATTGATACTGTAATAAGTAAGAGGAAATTGCGAAATAATACCATTCCAAGACGCACCGTAATTCACTGAATTCCACACGCCATAATTGTTCACAGCCGCATACAGGTTCTTACCACTATAATCACTAGAAACAAAATCAACGGAAGTATTTTGTAGAGACAACGGATTGTTAAGCGTACTCGTCCATACGTATCCATTTTTGGTAAGTGACCAAATTTCACTGTAACTCACATCTGCCATAGCGGTAGCAACAACACGAGTACCATCCGAATTACTAGCAACAGATTGCCAATTTTTAGCGGGAATCGATGAATATTCCGACCAACCGCTGCTATAATTACTCGAAATCCAAATATTCCCTCCGTACACAGAAGCAAATACATTATTCCCGGACAAATCGCATGAAATACCCGTCCAATTTTGGTAAGAAATCCCCGCGCGACTCCATGTATTTCCAGTATCCTGTGACGACCAAATATCGCCTCCGTATATAACACCAAACAATTTGGTACCATCCGCACTACCAGCCACCGTTTTGAAGGTAGAAACGTCAAACAAATTCCACGAATTACCTCCATTGGTAGATGTATAAGCAACATTCGAAGCATCAATGGCGTAGATGGAAGTTCCACTCAAATCCATCTGTAAATATTGCCAATTACTGTTATTCACATCACTCACCATAATCCACGGAGTAGGAATAGGCGCATAAGAAATAGTTAAACTGAAATCAAATCCAGTGTTTATTTTTCCACCACCACTCCAATAAATAGCATTGTTTCCACTCAAATCATAATAAGTAGCAGATGGATATAATTTATCAAAATAAGGAATGGTAGAAACATTGATATTTACGCTAGTAGGATAAGATTGACCCATGGTATTTGCTCCCATACCACTGGAAGAAAGGATATTCGGAAACTGATTGTTGCTGTAAAATACTTGTACATTTCCGGAAGAGTCGACACCAACACTGCCACTCATAAACAAAATCTGATTACTAAAATCACGCACAGAACAGGAATACCAAGAATAATTGGTGTTATAAACATAAATAGCCCCCCCCAAGACAGCCGCGGCGGCACTGCTTCCTGAAGAATTACATGTAACGGCATTCCAAGACGCATCGGACAAATTATTCGATATTTTTGTAAGAGTATATCCGGTATTACTGGAATACCAAATACCTCCACCATTGGCCGTATTATAAATGGTTAACCCATTTGTACTAATGGCACTCGCATTAAAAGTTGCCACATCTACCCAAGTATTACCAGAATCATAGGAGGTATATGTAGAATTGGTGTCACTTGTGGCGACAATACGTATACCACTGACATCGCAGGTAACGGAAGACCATGTCACCGAAGGAGCCGTAGTTTGCGCCCATGACCAACTACCCCCGGTATTCGCAACAATACCTTTCCAAATACCATTATTTATAGCTGTGGCAAACACAATTGAACCATCCGAACTACTAGTGACAGAATTCCATGAGACATCTTTGGAATAAGATAATTGCCAAGATGTATTACCACTAGAAATAGAGTTCATTTGTACAATTTGTCTAATAGAAACTAAATAAAAATGATTATTAGTAGGATTACAGCAAGCATTTTCCCATCTATCAAACGGTAAATTATTAACAGTATACCATGTAGAACCGTAATCAATTGAATTATATATAAAAGAGTAATTGACTGTAACAGTTAAATATTTTCCGGTTGAATCACATGTTAAACATGAAAAATTAGAATTACTTGGTGAGAATATATTAATCCAATTATTATTACTATTACTATAGGTATAAACCCCATCAGTATCGGTACACATATAAACATATAAAAGGTCACTGCTACCAACTAATGAATTATAATAATTATCAGGAGCATTGGTATTGGTCCAAGTATAAGATTCAGGATCACCTGGTGTACCAGTACCTTTCCAAATTATATTATCTCCCCTTGGGAAGAAACTAGTTTTGTAATTTTTATAACTAGATACAAAAACAATGGAACCGATAGATGACATTAATGAAAAACTTTTATTAAATATCTGCGCAACGTTACCAATATCAAGTGATATTGTATCAGGATATAATATTACATTTGATGAAGGAGCAGACCAATTATTACCATAATCGTTTGAAAAATATACTTTATCTCTCGTAGCAATTAAATATTGACCAGTTGTAGTAGCAGCAATGGATTCGAAACGAAAATGAGAAATATCATTATCATAAAATGTATATGTCCAAGTTTTATCCCCATCAATTGTTTTTTGAATACCATAAGTTCCTACAACAAAAAAGGTGGTTGAATTAACAATAAGCGATGACCAAAATTGACCGGGCCTATCAAAATTTTCTTGATTACGACACAAAGCTCTCCTAACTGTATTATTATTATCAGTTGATATTATACACTTACCATTGTATGAAATAAAAATAGTACTAATAATAATATTAAAATTGGAAAAAATCGAACTGGTAATATTATTATAAATAACATAAGGAGAAATAATTAATTTATTGATATAATATGTATTATATACAGCAGACTTGATATTAGCATAAATACCAGTGTTTTGAATTACTAAATTATTATTCAAATTTAAAACAACATTTGAACTATCAACAATTGTAAAAGAAATATTTCCATTATAACTATCTACATTTTTAAGCGATTTCCATTTGAAATTATTGATAGTATTCAAATAATTATTATACCTGGTATCTATATTCCAATTGTTACCAAGATCAAAAGATTGTATAAAATAATTATTATAAATTTCTGCGTTTAAAATAGATGTTGTAGAATTAATAGCACATGCTGTCCAATATTGTTGTTGTAATGGAGAAAATAACGCAGAGAAATTATAAATATTATTCGCGAATATATTACCTGTCAAATCCCAGAAAAAACCATTATCATCCCCTGAAAATATTTTATTTCCAAATGCTCTATTATGAATGAAATTCCAGTTTATATATTGAGTATTTGAATATTGTATCCAATTATCAGCAGAAATAACATACGACCAGATACCAGATCCATATAAACCACAAACATAAAACGTAGTACCACTAGCATCAACCGCAACCGAAGACCAATATTTATTTTGTATATTCGGTTGAGTAACTAATGACCAATTAAGTCCAGAATTACTAGAAACATACAAACCTTGCCCGCACTTCGCTGCAGCAATAATATTATTTCCACTTGAATCACAAGCAATAGAGCACCATTTTTTATTTTGAGTGGCAGTATCACTATATAATATAAAAGGATTAGTGTTTTTTATATATGATGAATACAAACTAAAAGGTATTACCGCATTGGAATTCAATGAATAAATACCCCCATCTTCACATACAGCAAATAATTTTGTTCCAGAAATATCACATGTAATTGATGTCCATTTATAATTTAACGATGAATTTACGCGATTCCAAGTATATCCTTTATCTAGTGATGTATATATGTATCCATCAATAGTAGAAGCAATGATAAATGACCCAGAATGATTACTATGAACATAGAGCCAAGTATATGATAACGATTTACCAGCAGCGTCATTATTCATATTTATCCATGTATTACCAAAATCATAAGATACATAAATAATACCAAAAATATTCCAATCATTAGATATATTATGCCAATATCCAGGACAACCTGAAACTAAAACAATAACTGATCCATCCGAATTACAAGTAACATTACTCAATAAATTTTTACTATTAAATTGATTTATTGTTGTCCATGATATACCACTATTAATCGAACGTACAACAGTAGAATATAGCAGACCATATGTATTTGTATTATAATAAAAAGTTATAATTGTATTAGAACCATCATTATTAAGAGCTATAGATACTATATTTGTAGCATCAAAATAAAAAAATTGGTAGTCAAAATTTAGGTTGCTTAAATTTGTAGTAATATTATAACTAATATCAAAAAAAGATGTATTCCATGAAGAACCAAAAGAATTCGAATATATATAAGTATAAATAGGTCGAATCCTTAAATTTATTCTAGGTGCTGTGGTGACAGCACAAACATAATCACCATTTGATGAACATTGAATATCTAAAACAAGAGAGTCATTAGAATTATAAATATTTTTCCATGTCAATCCATTATCAACTGATAAATAAATATTCCCATGAGTTTGATACGCGCTATTAATATAATAAGGAACATATATATCACCATAAGAAAAAGAAAATTCTGAAACATATATTATTTGTCCGGTTATGTCACAAGCTACTCCTGAAAAACAAAAAGTACTTGAACTCGAAGTTAAAGCATTAAACCAAGTATTACCATAATTATATGAAATCCATATTGTTTGATAAGCAGCAGCTATAACGGTTTTACCTAATCCATCACAACAAATATATCTGAATTTTTGAGTAGTTAAATTGTTATCCGTTGTTTTCTTCCAATTGATACCAAAATCATTAGAAATATAAATAAATCCATCGTTACCTATAGAAAACATCAATGAACCATCTGAATTCATCGTAATATAATTGAATCTAGTATTAATATTTATAGGAACCAAACTAAAATTGAAAAAAAAAGATATACCACTATTATTCGGTATATAAGAAAATGATGTCTTATTATAATTACTCATCCATATCTCACCAGAAGTACTACATGCTGCTATTACTATTCCAAATCCATCATACTGATCTAACGTAGCAGAATTAATAACAATCGATGACCATTTATTGGCGGATATATTTAATATACCAGTATCATACCAGGTATTTAATGGTCTATAATAAAAATAAATCAATCCTTCATATGAACAAGCCACAAACATAGAACCATCTGAATTACAAGCGATTGAATTCCAACCATAACCAACCAGATTAGCAGGAACGTCGCCAAAATCATTTTGTAGTAATGATGAAGTTAAAAACTTAGACATCCCAGTAGAATATAAAGTCCATGTAATACCCGAATCAGTAGACATATAAATTCCAATACCGTAAATAACCGCGCCACAATACACACCATCTGAACTTTTTGCCATGGATTTAAATGCGGATATGCTATTTTTCCACGTCACCCCATAATCATTTGATGTAAAAATGCCACCAGAATACGCAGTAGCTACCAAAACGGTACCATCCGAATTACTAGCAACAGAACTCCACACGAAATTCTGCAAAACCGGATTGGGATTCTGCGTCCATGTCGCCCCATAATCCACCGATGTCCAAATTCCCCCATTATACACACCAGCGACTAATACGCGCCCATCATAACTGCTCGCCACACAATTCCACAATTGATTTTGTAATGTCACATTCGAAACATTGAGTCGCCAGATATAACCATAATCTGTGGACAACCAAATACCTCCGCCATACACCACACGTACCAATTTACTACCATCATTACTACTAGCTACCGCTTTAAAATCAAATACGTTCAAAGTCCAGGTAGTTCCCGAATCCGTAGAAACCCATTGTTCACCTTTGTCCGTTGTAGCAATAATACGCGCAGAATTGACGGCATTACTCACGGTGACCCATGTTTTATTTTGTGTACTTATTTTGGAATTTAAGAACCAAGTCACACCAAAATCACTAGATTTCCAGATACCGCCTCCATACATCACAGTCAGCATCTGCCCATCATAAGTAGTAGTAAGAGAACGATAAATACCAACATTCAAATACCAGGTCGTACCCCCGTCCGATGAAAGACAATTACCAACTTGATTCGAAACCGCCATCACACGCGAACTATCATAATTACAGGTGACAAACGACCAAGATTGTGTTGCTCCATTGGCACTTAAATTCAAAACTACCCCCGTATTTTGCGATACAGTCCATAAATTGGAAGCATAAACGCCTTGCCAAACCGTACCACCATTTTCTACCGCGTAAAAGGTGGTTCCAGAACCATTCATGACCACAGAACTCCAAGGATTATTTTGAGTTGCCACATTCGCAATAATCGTCCAAATAAATCCGTAATTCGAGGAAACGTAGAGAGCGCCTCCGTTCGCGGCGACCACCAAAAATTGCCCCGTAGAATTCATCGAAATTGCGGACCAATTTTGATTCGGGTTGTCAATACCACTAGTATTGGTTATGGGATTCCAAATTCCAAAATTTCTAGAAATATAGATGCTTCCACCAGTCACAATACCCACGGCCAATGTTCCATCTTGATTGGTATTCACAGTGACCCAATTTGCCATAGGAGCTGTTGTATTTCCTGACGTACTCACCGACCAAGTCGTACCTGTATTACTAGAAGTCCAAATTGTACCTCCATAAATAGCCGCATACATATATTGTCCGTCGGCGTAACTACAGGTAACTGACACCCAATTTTGGTTGGTCACGGACGCATTCAGCTGCCAAAGTACTCCCGTATTGGTAGACACGTAAATACCCCCGCCGTATTCTACCGCAACCAGTATATTGCCGTCGCTAGAACAACTGACCGACGTCCACAATTGATTTTTGAAATCAGGATACCGTACCCAGGTCGTACCCGCGTTCCCCGAAGTCCAAATACCGCCCCCATAAACCACGCCCACCAGAAACGTACCCGTCGAATTCATAGCCACCGATTTGAAAAAAGACACATTAATATTCCACTGTTTGCCGTAAGTAGTTGACAACCAGTTCCCACTAGGGTCTACTGCGATAAGATTGACCCCATTCGTACCGCTCACAACATATTTCCATGAACGATTCTGTAAATTGCTCGACGTAACGATAGACAATGTCTGGGTAACATCCGAAGTAGTCCAAATACCACCATTCGCTACAAGCCCGGTAATACCTTGACGGTTACTAAGCATCGACGTAAACCCAGAAATATTATGTGTCCACGAATTTCCCGAATCCGGCGACAAATACAGCCCATTCCTTTTGGTAGACACCATCAACTGACGACAATTCGAATCACAAATAACCGACGAAATGCCGCTTACTGGAAACGTAGTCACAGTACCATTCCATATATTCCCCGAATCCGAAGACACATAGACCGAATTCACGGAATTCGCCGCGTATTTGGAACCGTCCGCGCTACTATCCACCGACAAAAAATTCGTATTGCTGGTCCCACTACCCAGTTGCCACGTCGAACCATAATCACCAGAAGCATAAATACCATTGTTGTTGGTTACAACAGCCACCTTGTTACCGATGGAATTCGATGCGACGGCGTTAAAGGCAGTTAGTGTTAATTTCCACGAATTTCCTTGATAAGATCCCTGTACGACCGGACCTATTCCAGATGCGCCATAATTTCCCACATAAACACGGTCGCCGGTACCATTACAAGCAATCGGTAACCACGAAGCACTGTTTGGTATCTTGTTTTGATTTATATAAGGATTCCATGTAAATCCGGCATCAGAAGATATCCATATTTTACCGCCATATTCTGAAGCAAACATAATATTTCCATAACTATTACACGCAACACTGCTCCAATATTTCTTTTGAATGGCAACGTCACTGTTTTGCTTCCACGTAGTCCCCGAATCATAGGAAATCCAAATACCTCCATTTTTAACCGCAGCTATCATGGTATTACCACTCATGTCACAATCAACTGAAATCCAATTTTTATTTTGTGTATTTGTATCGGAAATATTGGACCAAGACCAAGTACCCGTGTTTTTTCCTAGCCAGATATTTCCACCCATAACAGTAGCCACTAGTTTCGTTCCACTAGCATTACTTGCGATAGAACTCCAATTTAAATAAGACGGATATGTATTTTCACTCCATACCGCCCCATAATTACCCGAAGTCCACACATTACCACCACTAATAACCGCCGCCAGATTGGTACCGGTAGAATCACTCGTAACTGCTGACCAACGCGCCGAAATGGGCGCACCATTCGAACGCGTCCATCCGGAAAAACTCCCTCCCACAATATTTCCCAGATAAATTGCCCCACCATACCCAGACGCAATCAAATTACCGCCGTACGAACTCATCGAAATCGAATTCCAATTTTGTGTAACCGTAGTAGATTTCACAAAAGAGTTTCCCGAATCAACCGAATACCAAACGCCCGACGGATCCAAAACGACCACACTACCTCCCGAAAAATCAGTAGCAATAGATAGGGGATATTTCGGCAAGGTTACTGTACCTGAAACCAAATTAAACGCCGTATTCCAATTGTATTTCAATTTCGACAACATTTGCCATATACCACCACCGTTTACACAAGCGTACCCCGTCGTCCCATTCCAAGTGAGTATGGCAGAACTCCATAATTGATTTTGAAAATAAGGTGCCGTGTCCTTTTGATACCAAGTTTGACCACGATTGATTGAATTGTAAATACCCGACTTGGTAATGAGAATCAATCGCGAGCCGTCCAACGCATTACATGTAATATATTTACCAATTCCTAGATTTATAGTATTTATTTGATTCCATGTGACACCATAATTGGTAGATGACCATACACCATTGTTATAAGTGGCCGCATACAAAACCGATCCATCCCCCGTCATAGTCACAGACACCCAATTTTGTGTTTGTAATATAACATTCGATACCTGGGTCCAAGTAGCGCCATAGTCACTGGACAACCATATGGAACCACCATATACGACCGCAACCAAATTCGACCCACTCGAACTACTCGCTACACCAGTCCAGTTGTAACCATCGGATTTCGAAACCACAAATGTCCGGTTAGATCCAGACATATCTGCTGCTCTAGAAATATAAATGGGACCGCCATATACAGTAGCAATCACTTGACTTCCGGCAGCATCCATCGCCACACAATTAAAATTCGCATTATAGGTAGTATACCTGAGCCACGTCGTACCATAATTCATGGACCCAAAAATATCACCATTACTGGAAGACACTGCCGCCAAATATTGTCCATTATTATTACTAGACACAGATGTCCAATAGCGGTTTTGTGTCGTCACATCGGTATTTTTTGCCCAAGTACCCCCCGAATCTACCGATGTCCAAATGCCACCCACATTACCACTACTATCTAGAGCATCTACCGCGACCAGTTTACTACCACTAATATCACACGCAATCGATGTAAAATTATACGCATTCCCACTGATCGTCGTATTTTTATAATACCCCAGACTACCAAACGTGACGCCATTACAACGATCCGTAAAGACCTGACTACCATTTACAGACGCCGCCCACGTATTGCCGTAATCCGTCGAATAAGAAATATTACTACCAGTCGCACCGGTCTTCCCCCCCACGATGGCAAAATTATCCTTATAATTAACCGCAACTCCCCCATAATAGCGTGTATCGACATTCGACAACGTAATACCATTGGCATTCTTCACCCCAAACTGATTCACAAAATCCGAATTTGAAATATCCGCATAGAAATCAAAATTCGTAAATTGTTTGAGTAAATCCACCGTAAAATCAAAGGTAGGAAATGAGTTCACATTGACTTCTTTCATCGTTGTATTGTCTGGGTCCGAACTGGATGTACCCAATATTCTTAAAATACCATTTTTGTTTGAAGCATTCACACTATTGGTATTGGTAGACACCAACCCACTATTAATATTATCGAAAAATTCGGAAATATAATAACCGGTATTTGTCTGAGGCGGCTGTACATTCACCACATAATTGTTCGAATTCACATCGTAATAAATATTATCGCTCTTACATTGAAAGGTTATGGTAGGTGTCGATTGAAAAATCACAATGTTCTCACGTGGAGCACCATTCGCAATCACATTGCTCAATTCATTGTATTGGTTGTCAAACACGAAAACCGAACTGGGTCCCAACCATATGTCATAATCAACTGGAAATACCACCACAACTTTGCTACTGGGAATATTCTTCGTGGTATATCTGTTCAAACGTATACGTAGTTCGTAATGGGAGAACCCTTGACCCGCCAAATTGGATACAGCCAAATTTGAAACATCAACACGTATCAATGATGAAAACCCCACATCCAATTCGGGATTGTTGGTGGCATTTTTCAATTGCGCAGCTACCTCATTAAACAATTGCGTTCTCGAATAAACCCCACCCACCGTCAATCCGGACAAAGTCACCGTATACTGATTCACCACACTGCTAGTTGTCGAGTCATATACATTCAATCCATTGGTATCTTGATAATGAATAATGGTAAAGTAATTGTTCGCAGTCGATATTTTGGCCGAAGGAATAGAGTCGTTTTGTGTGGTTACCGGTCCTGAAAGAGGCAAAATAGATAAATTGGAATAGACCACACACGGCGAATAAATATTGTTGCTGGGATCATTGAATCCCAAAAAAGCCTGTATGGAATTCGCAAAGGTCGTCTTATTGTTCGGTGCGGGAAAATACAATTGGTAGTATCCTTCATTGTAGAGATTGGTAATGTCAAATTGAAATGTGGCTTTCGAACTATTTGTGTCGTACGTAACCTGTGTATTGCCAAAACTAATGTCCGAATAGAGGGGATTGTTCTGTAACTGACCCAACGCAGTATTGACCGCTGTCACCAGTCCTTGGGCCGTATAATTACCCACAGAAATTTCCACTTTAATGTCGTGATTGCCATTGTTAATACCGTTAGAATACCCTTTTAAATAGAAAAAGTTGCTACCGAAATTCGAATTGATGGTGTACCATGTAAATGGCAATTGAAACGAATAGAGCTTCAACGATACGACATCGCGCAACGGATTCGACAAATTGAAGGTGAAATTTGTGGCCGATGTCGACTTGTTCTCGCGATATTGACTATCAATACTGATAATTCGTTTGGTGGTTTGTTTTAACAAAGGATTCAAATTGTCTTTGGAGTAATCGAGTGCCACATTGTAACCGAATTTGCGATTATCTGTAAGTGTTGTATCGTTCTTACCAGCATCACCTTTACTAGCATCGCCCTTACCAGCATCATCCATATTCGCCATTCCCTCAAACTCCTTTGGAGTTAGGTTGGGACCAAACTCCTTTGAAGTTAGGTTGGGACCAAACTCATTTGGAGTTAGGTTGGGATCAAACTCATTTGGAGTTAGGTTGGGACCGAATTCATAACGAATACCGTCGTCATTTTCATCCTCGCTGTTCTCAAAAAACCGGTCGTATATTTGTTGGAAAAAACGTACCAATCGTTCTCCCGATTCATTATGAAAATTATTGTATTTCCATATCATGTGTAGAATTTTAGCTTCCAATTCACGGTCAGATGGGTTCGATAAATCCAATAATTTGTACAACTCGGCATCTGTGTAGGTGTCTATATTATAAATATCCCTCGTACCTCCACTACGCTCAGGTACTTCATTGGTATTCCCTGACATGAAAAACGATATATAATATACTGTATTATATCCTTTGTGTCTTGGGTTTATATTTTTTATAAATCAAAACTAATGTTACTAGAAAACAAAGATATTCTAGACACGATAGGCTACCACGGACCACATATTATTTTCATACTAACTCTTTCACAAATATGGAGACAAACCCCGTATTTATTGACATTTTTAGGCGGATTTTTTGTGAACAAATACATGAACGAACTGCTAAAAGAACTTTTCGAGCAACCGCGTCCTCAAGCCATGGACTTGGCAGTAGCCCAGTCCCGCGATATCGTTTTCCAATTACGTAATTTTATGGGGTACGCAGAACCCCACAAACTCTATGTATCCAACGCCCATGTATACGGAATGCCATCCGGACATGCTCAATCAGTAGGATATGCCTTGGGATTTTTGTATTTTACTAAGAGAAAACAATTGAATACCTTGCCGATTACATCCACCATCGTCATCGTCTTTTTGGTGGAAATATTTATATGCGCCGTGACCATGTATCAACGATGGGAATCCAAAGCTCATACTGTCCCCCAAGTATCCATGGGTTTACTGATAGGATTGGTGATTTCGGGAGTCGTATACACCGCTACTCACCGTTTTCTTGTCAGAGTGCGAAGCTCTCAATAACTAACTTCGAAGATGACCAACTATGGATGGTTTGTTTCGAAAAAATATAGCATGAATGTATAGCGATTTTATCCATGTCCCAAAGTGATTACATAAAATATAAAAAAACGGGTGTTCAATTGAACAATTTGAGTAAATTTCGTTCTGTCATTACTCCGGCACTGTACGTAGCTTTTAAGGGATATACGTTAGGAAACACCATCACCAACACGAAAACGGTCTATAGACAACTCATTCCTCCAGGTAGACAGCGCGTGTTTGGCATTGATAAAGTGGTGACCAACTGCCCACAATATATTTTATGTAGAGGCACCCAGGCCCGTGCGAATCGCAAACGTCTCATCAGCGCGCTCATAGCGCCACGCCCTCCCAGAAAATACGTGAAAGACCCGATAAATTACAAATATCATTACAAATTGAAATGTAAATGTAAGGACACAAAATGTGTGTGTAAAGCAATATGTAAAACATGTTATACAAAACCCATAGTGGCACCCAAATGCGCCGCCTTTACTTTTTAGAGGAAAATATATGGGGTTTATATCCCCATATATTCTATACGTGTTCTTCATCATGAGCGAATATTTCGACAACAAAAACTTATTTATGACACCCAAAACTACGCAATATGGAAGTCACATGGTCATGACCGATGTGAGCAAAGAAAGCAAAACCAAATACATCAACATGGATACACGATTTAGAGACGAATATAATTATTTGAATACATCCACTTTACCCATCAATTACAATTACACCAATGTTGCCAATTACACATTCACGCTTCCCGATAAATACAACGATGTGAAAACGTTGTCTGTTTCCAACGTCGAAATTCCGATTATTTATTACAACATTTCGGCCAATTTGGGGAATAATTGTGTACAAATTATAGGTTCTAGCACCCGGTTGGTAATAATTCCCGACGGACAATACACCGCAACTACCTTAAATGCCAAATTTTTGAGTTTGATTACGACGGATATTAGCATCAATGTCACACAAAATGGTGCTACACAAATCGTCAATAAAACGGGTTCAAGTGTTACTGTGAATTTTAATTACAGCGCGATATCAAGCACAGATACGGTGGGAAACTACGATAAATTCAACACCAAATTCAAATTGGGATGGTTGTTAGGATTCCGTGCCATTTCGTATGTGCTTACTGGTAATGCGACCATCACCTCCGAAGCCATATTAGATTTGAACGGTCCTCGGTATTTGTATCTGGTGGTGGACGAATTTAGTAATGGAAACCAGAGTTCGTTTGTGTCATGTTTGTCGACGTCGATTGTGAAAAAAAATATTCTGGCGCGCATTGCGGTTGACGGTATTGCGTATCCTTACGGAAGTGTCTTGACCGGAACTGCTGGTAATGGTTTGTTGTCCACAGATTGTCGTTCCTATACGGGGAAAATCGACATACAACGCTTGAATATTCAATTGGTCAACGAAAGTGGGGCTCCGATGAACTTGAACGGCATGGATTTTTCTTTTTGTCTGAAATTGGTTCATGAATAATACGAGAACCGTAGGTTCACCGAAAATTGATGTAGAAATATATTGTGTATTCTATTTACATAATGAAGTGGCGTTGGGTGATTCGTCTTTTGGGCGCATATTCACAATCAAAAATAGAAAACAAACCTCGGTGTAAAATCAGCGATCAAACCAAGAATTGGTTGTTATTTACCATAGAATAAAAAATTGGATTTTGTAGATTTTCCGCACACCTTTGGTGTCGGAAAAATTACTAACAACGAAGGTCGAAGACCGGTAAGAGACACCAAAGGTGTCTCCCACCTTACATCCCTTCAGGATGTTGAGGGGTCTCCACCCTTGTGGAGTTGTTTACACCCTTGAACATTATAAACCGGACACCCGAAGGATGTCCGGTTCAGTGTTCAAGGGCAACGTTACTCGTAAATGAATTGTATCAGGCGCCCCTCTTTGAGGGGCGTCCGGATTCAAATCTTCACGGGTGTAAACCTCGATCATCTGTAGATGATATTATCAGCACAACTACAGATAAATTTATTACACAAGATAGTGTACAACAATATATTGATTTATTGGATGAAAAACGTGCATTAATTCAACAACATATTGAAAAATGTCGTTTGATTCAACAAACTCGGACGGATTTGAAGAAGAATTTGGAGAACATACACAAATACAAATTAAAGGATGATTTGAATATGAGATCTGTGGAATTTTGTATGCCCGATTTGATATATTTTCCTGCCGTAAAACCTACTG